AATGATTGATTGTGGGATAATGGGACATTGTAAGAACAGATGTGATTTTTGCTATCAGGGAGATAATCAAGAACCAAATATGAAATTTGAAGATTTTAAAAGAATTGTAGATGAGTGTAAACATCATACAAATCAAATAGCATTAGGAGGAAGAGGAGATCCAAATCTTCATGAGGATTTTGAAAAGATTGTTGAGTATGCTAGGAGTAATAATGTAGTTCCGAACTATACTACTAGTGGAATTAACTTAACAGATAAACAAATAGAGATATCAAAACTTTGCGGTGCTGTAGCTGTATCTGACTATGGACAAGACTTTACATATAATTCGTTAAGAAGATTTATAGACAATGGAATGAAAACCAATATTCACTTTATATATTCTTCTGTATCTCACCCACTTGCAGTAAAGATACTAAAGGGTATAGATATATGGAATGGTAAAGGTGATTTAGAAAAACTTAATGCAATTATTTTCCTTTTGTTTAAACCACAAGGTAGAGGTAAGGAGCTTCTATACTGGGTACCAAAAATTAGTCAAATACGTCAGTTTAGTAAACTAATTAAAGAACCGAAATGTAAGTTTAAGGTGGGACTTGATAGTTGTATGGTGAACAAAGTAAAAAAGTTTGCTAAGTTTTCACCACAGCAAGAAATGTCAATTGATACGTGTGAGTCTGGAAGGATGTCTGTTTATATTACTCCAGATATGAGATTAGTTCCATGTTCTTTTGCTAATTATAAACAACATAGTGTATCTCTTGAATATAAATCAATTGAGGACGCATGGAATAGATCAGATCCTTTTATAAGATGTAGAGAACTTTTAAAACAACATCCAGATATATGTCCTTATGAATTATAGGAGGTGGATTATGGAAGCAAAAGAAGAAATGAGAAGAGATATTCGAATGTTTTTGTGGTTTACATTCATAATTAATGTTCCTCTTAGTTTGTTTCTCTCCTCTATTAGCAATTTGATAGTTGCTATTTTTGTTTTGTTTTGTTTAATGATGACTCGAAAACCAAATGAACTGGAGAGTAAAAAAAATGAGTAAATTTAAAGTTAAGGCGATTTGTCCTGGTTGTCGAAAAACATATATGGCAAGAATGGAATATGAATGGAAAGGTAGGGGGGTGGTACGAGTGTACTGCCCCTCTTGTAAAAAGAATAGGAGAAGTCAAAATAGGGGTATTCGAGCCGTCCGAATATAAACTATAACTGAGTTTTTTCAAGGAGGAACGTTTTTTGAAGATAAAACATGATTTTGTAACTAACAGTTCTAGTACTGCATACATTGTGGACTATAGAAAACCGATTGACGCGGCAAGGAAGATGTTAGATATATTTTTTGAGAACTGGAAAGAGGGTCCAAGAGATGCACCACATCCACATGAGATGATAGTTAAAAAATGGTTAAAAGATAATCCTGATTTTGACGGAAATATTGTTATTCCATGGACTTGTAATTACGAAACTTTTATTTATGATGGTGACTGGATTGACGTTGCTAGAGGTCGTAGTCTTAGAGTAGATACATGTAGAAATGAAAACTGGGAAGATGAAGGATTGATGATAAAACGTTATCTTGGTGAAGATGATTATTATGATGAAAATAGGGAATCAGACTTGTTTCTAGACTTAACAGATTTCAAAATAAAAACAAGACTTCAGTTTAAACGAGAACAAAGTAAACAATTTGAAAAAGAACTGGAAGCGATAAAAGAGGAAAAAGAAAAAGAAAAAGAAAAAATCAAAAGGAGTTTAAAAAAGTGAAGATAAAAACAAGTTTCGTAACAAATAGTTCAACTTGCAATTTTATATTATTAGGATTTAAAGTTAAAACAGACGAAGTTGCATGTGAGATGTCATATAGCGATATACTAAAACTAGTTTTTCAGAATGAAACAGATGAAGAAATAAATGAAATAGAGAAACAACTCAGTAGTAATTTTTTCTTAGTTAGTGAAGAAGCGGGTGCACCCGATGAATATTCTATTCTAGTTGGAGTACCAATCTTCGTATTTGATTCTAATTGTGAAGAAAGTGGTGAAGAAGACCTAGGAATAATTAGCGAAAATAAGAGACATCTTAAAACGACTTTTGGGGCAAGAGACTTTAAGTTATTTTTTGGAAGTCGGATGTGTTAGATCGTAATGAAGACAAAAACAGATTTTATAACAAACTCAAGTTCTTCAAGTTTTATAGTTGCCTGGGATAAAGTAGTGGAGTCATTTGAAGATGTTAAGAAATACATAATGTATACTGAACAAGCAAGAGCAGTTTTGGAAGATATACAAACGCAGGAACCTTTGATATTAAAAGAGAGTTATTTTGAGTTTGACTTTGAACCAGTATTAGGGGGTGTTACTGACAAACTTACCGAAGAGATTCAGTCTGGGCATTTCGAAGGTGATCTTGGATGGGATTATGCTGACAACCTTGTTAAAAGAGGTGGAATGCCTATCGAAGAAGCTTATAGAATACAAGACCGTGAACGAAGGAAAATAGCGAAAGAACTCGCTGTGCAATTTATAAAAAAAAATATTGGACGAGTAATTTACTTCTTTAGTTATTCTGATGAAGGTGGAGCTTTTTGGTCAGATATGGAACATGGAGAAATTTTTAGAAAACTTCCACACCTCCAAATTAGTCACCATTAGGGAATATTAGAATGAAATTTAAAACAGATTTTGTGACTAATAGTAGTTCAGCAAGTTTTATATTGTATTTTGCATCAACAGATAAGAACTTAAATAGTTTTCAAGATAGTTTTAACCGTTATTTAGAAGAATATATACAAGAGTATAAATACACTGGAGAATGTTCTACTTTAAGATTTTACAATCCACAAACGATTGAAGAAAAAGAAGAAGGTATATTTAAAATAACCGAATCTACTAGTATGTACAATAATTATGAGGATATTCCCCACTATATGCGACATATTATTATAGATTCTAAGATTCGACAAAAAGAATTATCAGAAACTTTTGGTTTCAAGTCAATATGGATTGAAGTAATAGAGCGAGGATAAAGAATGAAAGTTAAAACAGATTTTATAACCAATAGTTCGTCGACTAATTATGTAGTACTAATCCCATCTAAATTGTCTTTGGAAAAATGTCTTTCAATACGAGAACAAGCTGGGATTAATCTACCTGACGATATTGAAATAGAAGAATTATCTGAACGTTTTACAGAGTTAAAATGTATGGGTTTTACTCACGAATTTGAGGTAGGTACTTCTTATTTTGATTTTCTGGGTATTATGTTGAAAGAGTTGAATTTAGTTGTTTGTGAGTTTGAAGGTGGTCCTGATGTTGGATGTATTATTAACGTTATAAATAACTTGAAAGATAAACTTGACATTATAATAGAAGAGACTAAGAAATAAATTTTGAGCAGGAAAGTGAGAGATACTTTCCTGCTCAATTTTTTGTTTATTTAATAAAGAAGTTTAGTTCAATCTTCTCAACTACTCTAGTTGGGTTCAAGATAACATCTACATGGAAAATCTTTCGTTTCTTCTCATAGTTAGTAGCACTGACTTCAACATTATAGTCATACAAGCCTCTTCGTTTCTTAATTACTTCTAAGAATTCAACTATATCACCAGAAACCATATTCCAAGTGATAGCATCGTTTTGTTCGAAAATGAAGTATCTACAATATTCGGATAGTGCTCGTTTACAATATAGAACTAGTCTTACAATGTTTAAGTCTTGTAATGCACTTGCTTTCGCTTGTGTTGTTAATTGTCCCCAAACAACATATCCAGGATTAAATTTAACAATTGGGTTTAACTGTTTCAAGTACATTGTATCTCTTTGGTCAAGATTTGGATTGAACCGTAACTCCTTAATTGAGTCAATCGCGGCTCGGTTGAATCCAGCAGCGGCATACCAAAGTTCAGAGACATTATCATTTCTTGGAAGTATGTAAGACATATGATAAGTTGGTGAGAACCATACATCTTTTCCAGTAAATATATCATAAACTTTATTGTATTCTTCATAAAGCGCTAACAGATAAGTATTGTATGTATGGTTGTTTAGACGTTCATAAACAGCGCCACTAGTGCTACTTGGACCTCCACATACTGAGTTATCACCATTATCTAAGATACCTACACAATCTCGTCTTGTTTGAACTAAAGAACTAATACTAGTTTTTACTTCATCTGGATAACCACAATCATAAACTAATGTAAAATAAATGTTCTCATCATCAAGAACTTGGTCATCTAAAACTCCAGCATAACCTTGTGCTAGAATTTGTTTAGCTATAGTAGTATCAAGATCACCAGAATCGTCTAGTAATTCACCGTCAGAACCTCGTTTTAGAGGAACTGGTTCGCTCGAAGTAAAAGCACTTGCTATACTTGTATTAGCTTTCTTGATTATATAAGTAATTTCTCCAGCAGGTACGTTAAAGAGACTTGTATCTCCTTTCCAAGACTGTGTTGCACTACTATAATGTCTTTCGTCAAAAACGTTGATTGTTTCATTATCATCACCACTAGCGTCACCTAACCAACCCCAAATTTTATTTCCTTTTCCATCAGTTGCAATTACTACATATTCAAGAGTAACACCACCTGCTTCTGTAGTTTGCCAATCTGAGAAGTCTTGTTTATTATCAGTAATAGTTGCAGAACCAACAGTTTTAACTGTTGACACAGTTCCAATATCTTTATCATAAACTTTAGCAATTAACTCATATCCTCCAGTATAAGCACCAGACGTTAAGGTCATATCAGCTCTAAGAACTGAAGAATACATGTTTAGAACGTCTACAATAAAAATAGACTCACCTACATCATCAACTGCTTTAGGATTAAACGACACTTCAAATGACTCAATAATTACATCATCTCCGTCAGATTGTTTTTCGTATATGTCCATAGTATACACATCGCTTAGAAGTGGATTCGAATGTTCTGTAAACCTTACTCCAATTGCGTTGTAGTATTCTCCTCTTCCAATAGGATATAGAAAAGCGATTGGATATTTAGGATCATCGTCAGCTAAGTTTGTATTTAAGTCAGTTAATGTCTCCATGTCACTAACATAGGTAATAACTATCGATGCGGTGGCGTCGGCGGCAGCCATTTTTGCGTCAATTCTCATATTTGCAAAAGCAGCGTCTTCAGGAAGACATCTCATGAAGTATAAACTTCCAGCTTCACCAAGGAAATTGTATGCGCAATATGGACCCTGTCCATAATGTTTTCCATAGTCTTGAATATTGGGTTCACCCCATTCACTAATCAAATCAGAACGAGATGCAATAAGAAGAAGTTGATTATCTCTACCTTTCTTAGTAAGCGCGCAAATAAACCCAATAGTACTTGGAACTACTTGGACATATGTTGAGAGGTCGATTATCTTAGTATAGACTCCAGGCGAAATATTTATTGCCATCTTCTATTCCTCCAAATGGTTTTTTCTAAGTTATAGTTTCTCTAAATACAAATTACCTTTCAGTTGGAGTCTATTTTTTTAAAATCCTTTTTTTTTCTTGTATCTCAAAAATTTAGAAATAAAGATACCAAACAAAAGTAAGTCTCCTTAGATTAGTCTTCAAGATCGTGGGGAATGTAACTCGAGCAAATAAGTGGAACGGTACAAGAGCACCTCCTGCATTACTTAAGTTGGAGAAAAGTCCTGCTTCATTTACCTCCTCATCATTGGCGTCATCTGTATCAATTGTAGTTATAACTTTTGCTATCAAGTATTTCCCATCATTATCTGAATCCTGTTCAAACACAACACTATCGAATGGATGTTTATAATAAGCTCCATCATGAAAATCGGCACAAGTTGTGTCTGTAGCACTTATCGGAATTTCCTCATATAAGTCAGTATCACTATTTACTGGTGGAATTGGGTCAAATGGATCAGCTGGATTTACGCCCCCACTTCCTAACCCAAACCAGTAAAGAAACTCATCTTTATCTGTATCAACATGCGTATTTTCTAAGTCAAAAATTTTCTGAGTTATTAACTCTCTTCCCTCATAAACGACTAAGTTACTCTTTCTAATTAATTGTTTTACCCCTTCGTTATCTATTTCATAAATTTCTACATGTCCTTGTGGTCTTCTAACACCACCTGATGACTTTCCTTGAGAATCAGAAAGACATTGGTCACCATATTTTTCTTCTATTTGGATTAAAATGTCTTCTACTTTCTTTTTCATATTTAAGATTCCTTAGTGAAGAGATAGTTGAATGATAAACTTTATATTTTGTTCTTAAGTTCAGAACATGTTAGTTTGTTATATATTAAGTAAGTTTTCTATATATATTAAATAGTAGAGAGGGGCCTTGTTAATCTTTGATGGAGGAAACTATTATGGAAAGAATATTCAAAATAGCCAACAGAGTACTCAACAGAGTACGCAGAGTGGTCATATCTATAACTTTCCTTAGATTCGCTACGATATTCTGTGTCGTAGTAGGTATCTATTATCTTCTTACAGCTCTTGGTCTCGCCGATGGAGTTCTTCAGCGGGTTTGGAATCAGTCAGAGATTTGGAGACGTATGACACTTTCTATATCATTCATTGTTGGTGGTTATGTCTTCTGGGGTTTAAGAGCGGTCATTATGTATAGAAGGGCCGCAAAAGAAATTCCACTTCGTTCCGAACTTAACCAGATCAAGGAAGAACTCGCTGCGATTAAGGAAGCTGTATAACCGGTACAAAACAAAAATTGGTAGTTTATCGTCTTAAGAATTTCGGCCCCTTAGACGATAAGATTTACTACCAATTTTTTAGTAAAGAACCTTAAAACTTTAAGAGGGAGACCTAAATGACTGAATTATTACTTATAGAAGAAATGAAAAAAAGGTTTGAAAAGGAAGACGCTTTTGATTTAACTATTGAGAAGTGGACTAGGATTAGAAAATTCTCAGAAGCTGTAAACTCTGAGGAAGACTTTGGGCCTGTACTAGATTCTTCCGGGTTGATTGTTCCGTTTTGTATTATTCATAAACGTGTTGTCCTGAATGTCCTT